CAGGTAACCACTACCAGTACCCTTGGTGTGAGTGCTGACTTGTGCAGACTCGCGGATGCCCAGACCTTGAAGGTCAAGCAAAACGCCCTGACGCAGAAGATCAGTACCGCCAGCAGTGTTTGCTTGCTGTAACTGAGCCAACTGACGCAAGTTAGTTCCTGCGAGAGTGTTCAGTACAAGTGATACTTGACCGTCGTTTTGTGGCATACCGTTGTCAACGAGGATTTGGCGAATCTCAGCAATCTCTGAGAAGTTAGAGCCAAATGGTGTTGTACCGGCAGTACCGAACGCACGAGAAGAGTTGGTGTAGGCTTCTTCCCACAAGTCCTGCTCCATTTCGTTTGTCAGAGTACGCATTGCCTGAGCAATCTGGTCACCGTACACAGTCTCGTATCCAATACCGTTGTTCAAGTGGAGAATGTCTTCACCAGTGTACGGAATCTGAACTGCACGAGCGTTTGTGATGCTCAGAGTCTTGTTATCAACAGTCTGATCGGTTCCTTCTGGAATCGTCATAGACTCTGATACATCAACTGCTGTTGCTTCGCGTGTGAATGATGCACGAACTACGTCACCCTTCGCCGCACGCTCTGAGCCGTTAGCGTTAATTGTAGATGCAGGGATAAAGCCAACCAGCTCACGCCCTACTACGTCTGCGGCCTTGTAAATGTCTGCCGCCAAATCTGTTAATACGTTAGCCATGTGGCCTCTCCTTAATCATTAAATACTCTGCCTCCCTCTTTCAGGAATTGCGCTCGTTGACCTTGCGCTAATGCCTCAAAATCTGTTCGGCTGATCTGTCGATTGCCCACATCGGCCCTGCCTTGTGAACGAGTGGCCCCGCCACCAGTTGCTTGGATTCCATCGACTAAGAACGGAAAATCGTTCTTGACCGTAGTCACCAAATCATCGAGCGAACTGACTGTCAGTTGACCTGAGTCATCAGTCACTCTAATTTCTCCATCTAAAAGCGTAAGTCTCTGACTTAGCTTTTCTTCCAATAATTTTGCCTTACCTACGTCTTTTGTCAACGTAGAAGCAATCTTTGTGGCCTCCGACTGCACTTTTTGTCGGGTAGCCAGATAATTCATTTCTTCGATTTTTTGGCGTAGAGTTTCGGCTTCTTGCTTTTGGCTTTCATAAAGCTCTTGGTATTGCCCGTTTTCTTTAGCATACCTCTCTTGGTCAGCTCTGGCCTTGGCATCTAGCTCCTCCTTCGCTCGCTGTGCGGCCTTCTTCTCAGCCAACAGCTCGTCGTTTTTCGCCTTGAGTCCCGAAACTTCTTCCGCGACTTTCTCTTCCAGACTCTTATCCAGAGTCTCCTTGAACTTCTCGGCCAGTTGTTGTTTGACCGTATCGTCCAGTTCTACTTCATTTAGAAATTCCATGCTTCACCTCTAGCTTCGCACGTTGAGTCTCAGACTCCAGTTACAATTTTAACCTATTAAACACTTCAGGTTCGACTTTTCTTAACTCATCGAGCGTCAGGGTTTTCCCTGAATCATCAACGAACTTAGAAAGATTTAAGCCCCCGCGACGAAACAACCGTCCTCGCGTGACTCCTAATACTTCATCTTGGAAAGATGCGGGTTGTCTAATCAACCATGATTCATACGTTGTGGTCTGCCTGACCTTTGTCTTACCTTTTGCGCCTTCTGCTGTCCGAGGCTTTGGCTTTTTTACCCGATCCTCAAACCCCGCCTTCACTACCGGAGTGATCGTCGAGCGACAGTTGAAGTGCGCCGGAGGCTTCGGTGACTTTTCAGGATCATCCGTCAATGGATATATTTTTCCATCTCTCCCTGCACAAATGATCGACGTACGAGAATCGAGTACAGCAACCCACTCATACCCATCAAACAGACCAATGTTTTCTTGCAGGACAGTATCTCTCGTTTTCACGGACACATGATTACTGATCGTGCGGATCATCGAACCTGCTTGCTTCTTGTGCAATCCAGTCACAGATTCAGCCCGTCGTCCGATCTGAAAGTTATCTTCCCGCATCGTCACACCATCTCGAATGGCTTGCATAAGCTGAACGGTCTTGGTTTGCCGGAAGGCATTTGCCACTCCGCGCACCGTTGCACCCGCCACTCCAGCGAGTAAAACTTCAGCAAAAACAGATAGTTCCGTGCGAAATGCAGAAGGTACTGTAATATCTTCTCCGATGATTCGACTGAGTAATCCTGCGTTCCAATCTACTTCTTGGGCCGCAAGTTCCCGTGCATCATCAGCAACTTTGTCTGCCAGAGCTTGATATTGCTCCTCGGCAAACAGTTGGACTTCATCCATAAATCGGTTCAGACGTGCAAGATCAAGATCAGTCAGCTCCTCGTTGCGAAGTTCATCCTGAATCATCTCTTTTACACGGTCTACATATTGCGACGCTTCTTTCTCGCGCCCTGCGGCATACCTTAATATGAAAATTTGATGCCTTGTTATGGCATCTTGTATCTCATCAGAAAGTGCCATTGACTACCATTTCGTTTTATCAGCCCAATATGCCGCAGACATTTTGCCCTTGGCGATGTTCTTTGCATGACGCGCCTTGAATGACGCACGTTTCTTCTTCATTGCTTCTGACTCACCGGCTTTCGGTTTACCTGCGGTCTTTGCGCCCTGTTCGCCAAATCGGATTGTCTTCACCTTATCACCGACTTTTGCGACAACGACGTGAGATTTTTTCGGGTGACTCGGCGTTCTCTTGGGTTTGTTGTACCCAGCAACACCTGCACGAGCGAGCCTAGGGTCTTTCTTAGCCACGAGTTGCTCTCCTCACTGCTTTCCTTTCGGACGGCGTGTACTTGGCTGTTTGCTTTCCTGATTTTGTTGCTTTGTTTTTGGCTCGGCTTCCTGCGGCCTTTTGACCGGCTGATAGTGATTCCCGTGCCTTCTTCGGAAGATAGCGAGACTTACCTTCTTTGCCAGTGTAGTCCCAATCCTGCTTAGTCCACTTAGATAAACTATTGCTTGGCTTCTTAGCCCCTGCATACTTACCGCCTTTGTCCTTGTAAATCTTAGTCGCTAGTTGCATGGCACGGGCAGAATGCTTCCCGCCCATCTTTGCTTTGGCTTCCGCTTTGGCCTTCTCCCAGAGTTTAGGATTGGTTTTCTTCGCCGTTGCCATTCGTAATCTCCTGCGCTGGCGCAAAGCCGATCATTCCAGACTCGTCTTGCACGTCCATCAGTGTTCGTTCTGGTTCGACAATCCCTGCCGACTTGAGTCGATTGAATATGTCCTGTTCCGAAACGATTGATCTATCGAGCAAAGTGACCATCGACATAATCAACTGCGGATCAAGAGCTTTATCGTAAAACTCACGGTTAATCTCAAACTTCGCATCGGATGTATCTACACCCATAAACTCACCGACCCAGCCAATGCACGTCTCAATCGCTTCCGAGAGATTCCATACCACATCACCAAGGACAGAGTTTTCACTTGCAAAGCGGATTTTCGCCGCTTCAGCAGTCTCGCGGTCTGCGCGATCAGTGATAATCCGTGCGCCGATCATAACCATTTGCTCTTCTTTGGTCTTCATAGCCTCCATGACCAGTTGGTTTGGATTGGCTTGAAGCAAAGTGGCAGAACCCGTCTCACCTAAGACGTGACCGGCGCGAGAGCCTAGTTTGATTCCTTGTGGGTTGTACTCCTTGAACTGTTCCAACGAGAGGGAATGCGTGAGAAACAGGCTGGGTTGGCCCACAAGGAAACAGGACTCTTCGTAATCTGCTGAGTTACGGAAGTGAGCGATGTTGACTTCGGCAATATCTGCCAGAGGTGCATCATCAATCGTTGAGTCGTTATTCTTTGCCCCTACGAAGACCAGTGGAATCTTATCCCAGTTGGTTCCGTCAGCTCGTGTCGGGTAAAACTCTTCCGTGAATGGCTCGTCTTCACGATAAATCTGTTGAGAATATCCCTGTTCCTTCAGTCGGAGAACGCGATATTGAATCTTCTTGGTATGGTCAAACTCATCCGCCGCCACCAAGTAGTGTTCAGCGATCACTACTGAGGTGAGCATTCTGCGGCCACCGACAATATCTGTCTTCCAGTTAATGACTTGTTCCGCTGTGTACGGAATGATACTCGCTCGGAGGTTCATTCGTTCCACATCTTCCGCACTAAGGCCAGTTTCAATCTGCGGATAGTCAACGAGGAATACCGTGCGCCCCGTTTCCATGACGTTGGACATTTCGTCTTTCGATAGCTGGATCAGAGATAGTCCGTCGCCTGTCGCATCTTTTCTCAGATACTCCAAGTCTTCCGGTAGTTCGATCTTTGGGTTCTTGCGGAATGCCGCACCCACTAGCGCATTTTTCGTGCGTCCAGTGAAGTTCGCATACAGAGCGCGTTTCATGTACTGGCGGTAACGAACTGTCTCCGTTCCCTTGCGTTCGTCTCCAGAAGTGTTGTCTGGGACGGGAAGATAGTTGTGTTTCTTCTCTTTGACAGCGATTGATCCACAAACTGCGTCACGAGTTTGCGTCCAAATCGGTAGGTATTTGGCGTACTCTGGATGCTGGGTGCTTACTGGCATGGCTTAACCCTTCACAAATTTAGGCATATTGTATCCCCAACAGTCATCATACAGCAAAACCAAAGTCCACATCAGCCACTCTCTTACGAATCGGAAACTCATACGCAATCGGATAAGTGGTTGCGTCGTTCTGGTGATCGTGGCCCGCAGATTTATCTGGTTCACCATTCTTGTAGGTTTGTTGTTCCAGACAATCGGCAGTCACAGGGCAGGTAATCGG